TTTTTATTAGTTGGTTAGACGGAACATCCGTCACCCAAAAAGCCCCACCCTTGTGAGGTGAGGCTGTGAGGTTTTAGTTAAATGCTACGCCAAGCAGCTTCAGTTTGTTGATGTCTTCTTTTACTTTATCTATGGCAATATCCCAATCTTGGGGTAAATGATAGATAAACTCAGAATCGTCTGCATTAATATCTGGAATCTCCGACTGGATTATAATCAATCCCCTTGAGGCATCTATGGTAATGTCACTAGCTTTCCAAGATAGCTCCAATCCGTGTAAGTTTAATGAATCCAAAAAGACATTTTTAACTGCTGTTGCAATCGATCTGTCTGGAATGGTTACCCAAAACTTAAAGGTGGCTTCTGTTTTAATAGCTTTTATTTTTTCCATGGTATTTATATTTGTATTAGTTGGTTCGTAAGCGACATGCTTACACCCAAAAAGCCCTACCCTTGAGAGGTAGGACTTGTTGATTATTATAGGGGTGCGAATAAGCCATTACAGGCTACCAATCGGCTTGCCAAAACTTGGTGGCAATGGCATCCTCAAACTCTTTGACTATCTTAATAGTCTCTTCTAAGGTTTCGCAAATTACATACTCAGATTCATCTCCGCATTTTACTGCGTAGTTGCTAACCTCCTCTTTATCGATATTGGATTGCGTAGAGTTAGGAAGTAAGACAGTCATGTAATCCGAAAAATCTGGATTAGGAATATCTCTGCTTATTGACGCTACTAAGTCATCTCCGTAAGATGAGTCAGACCATTTGCTACCAAGCTTTTGAATTAGATTATTCATGATAGGTTGAGCTAACTCGGGATTGTGATTTTTATATATCATAGTATTTATTTATTTATGTTGGCTCTCCCTAATTTACAGACGGCTTGAGACGCTCTCAGAGTGAGGCTAGGTTACCAACTATGTCCCCCGTGCTAAGTCGTCATACATCTCTGCTTTACCAACAGAGAGAAGCTAGCGGTAGGACTGTCAAAGAACGGAACTGCTCCTCTAAGATGCACACCTTCCAACCCTGCGCAAGCTTTTTTTTCCAGATAGTATGATCTCCCTTGTGGCTCCCATTTCCGTGACCAAGTAACACCCCTTCTCCGACCCTCTTATAAGTGGCCCTCTCTCCGCGTTTCCTGCATCGCTGCGAGGCATCCTTGCATGGATTGAATGGCCAGAATCACTCCTTTGAATGGAATGAATACATGGCATTAATCCTTTCCGTCACTGATAAAGAATTAAATCTCTCATACATAAGCAAACCCCAAGCAAACTGTACCATTGGGAAGCTTCCTTGTTGCACCCTGGTAGCTCAAGCCGTCCCCGGTGACCGCAAGCTCAGACGGGGGGGCGGGGGTCGCGTCGTGAGCCGGCTAGAATCGTATATATCATCAGACACCCCTTTAAAAAATAGATAACTCATAGGCCATACTATCCGCATACTACCTTTGTATTACTCAGTAGGGTTACTGCTCCAATGCTCCTTTGTTCCAGCGGAGATTCCGGATTCTATGTAGCACGAATTTCCATGTCAAGCAAAAAATCCAATTATTTTTGATCCAGGGGGAAGTAATCCTTGACATGTATCTAAGTCCTTCCTATCAAAGACATAATGAGTACCCTAAATCCTACCCCCGAGGAGATGCGACTGGACCTAATGTCCAGTATTTCTGAGAGTATTCAGGCCGTAAGCAGGGAGAAGGAAGTGCTGAAGGTCAATAGTCTAAGCCGTGCTAACCCAGGAAAGGTGGCTGAGATACTTTATCACTACGCTATGGGTGAGACCCAGACGAAGATTGTGAAGAAGTACAAGTTCAATCGAGATACGGTTATATCTGTGCTTACTGATTATGCTGACCACATAGGGAAGTTCCGAGAGGTAACTGGCCGACTAGCGGCCAGGAACTACTTGAACCTGTCCTCATTAGAAGAGGACCTCATTGAGAAAGTCCGTGGTAGGTTAGAAGGTGATCCGGAATTTGAGGTATCATTCCGTGACCTAAAGGAGCTATCCATTGCCAAGGCTAACGCAGGTAGGGAGGCTTTGACTGCTAGAGGTGAGGCTACACAAATCACGGAAGATAGAAAGGTCTTCACCCAGGATGATTACGAGGCTACGATCAAGGCAGCTAGGGATAGGATCAAGGAAGCTAAGACCATAGAGGCTGAGGTTAAGGATGCCTAGATCAATCACGGATTCCAGCTATGACCCGATCTATGACCAGATACGAGGGATACTCGGAGAACATTTTGAGAATTATTGTTTCATAGTAATGGATGAACATGGAGAACTCTTCTTTGACTACAACCATCTGCCAGCTGGAAGGATGCTTTTACATGAGATGCAGCAAGAGATCAGTGAGGACAATATAGAGATTGAGTGGGAATTTGAGGATGATCAAGAGGAGGAAGAATGACTATTGAGTTCACAAAGCACCCAGCCCTCGAAGCCCCTACCGATGAGGAGATAGTTCTCTTAGGTGAGGCTGATCCTAAGCTGTTGGTTGCGTTGCACGAAGCCCACGAGGGTAGGATACGGTCAGCGGAGGAGGATCCACTTCGTCACGGATTTGAACTGCCGGGCTGGAGCAGGATGCGAGATGCCCTGCAGGACTACGATGAGGTCATTACCTTTGGGGGAAACAGAAGCGGAAAGACAACGGGATGTGCTAAGATGGTCATGGAATCCGTGACCGAGAACATGGACGGCCACGTTGTATGCTTCAGTCAGAATGCGGACACATCAATCAAAGTCCAACAGGCTGCCGTATGGGAGATGATGCCCAGGGAGTTCCGCAGGAAGACCAAGAGTATTGATGGTTACATTAACTTCAGTATGCAGAACGGGTTCACGGGTTCCTCTTTTATCTTCCCGGACACTAGGACTAGGGTAGATTTCAAGACCTATACTCAGTTCAGTAATAACCAAACGATCCTAGAAGGTTTTGAGTTCGGCTTCCGTAACCCCAGCGGAACAAATATAGGGGCTTGGCTGGACGAATACTTAGGGGATGCTGCTTTGGTAAACACCCTACGCTTCCGTCTTGCGACCAGAGATAGTAAGATGCTTCTGGGCTTTACCCCTATTGACGGATACACACCATTTGTTTCGGATTACCTAAAGGGTGCTGAGACGCTCGAGACTAAGCCTGCGTCCCTGCTGAATGGCGAACAGGTTCCCGTGATTCAATACAGCCCCGAACGGGATGCTGGTGTTGTTTACCTGCACTCCGACGAGAACCCCTTTGGCGGTTATGACCGCATAGCTAAGGATCTAAAGAACGCGAACCGTGATACGATCATGGTCCGTGCCTATGGATTGCCCACGAAGTCCATGACTTCACTGCTACCTAACTTCAGTCCGGAGGTCAATGTTCTGAGCGAGGAGCCGAACAAATACGATATGACCTTCCCTGACAAGAAGTCCCTTACCTGGTATCAGGTAGTTGACCCAGCATTTGCTCGGAACTATGTAGCCATATGGGCAGGAGTATCCGAGGACGAGGAGATATTTATAAGAAGGGAGTGGCCGGACAGGGATACCTATGGTGAGTGGGCTTTGTTCGGTGACCCAAAATGGAGGAAGGGTCCAGCCTCAGAGAAGATAGGATACGATGTGCAAAGATACTGCGAACTATTTGAGGAGATTGAAGAGGAGCTAGGTATCGAGGTCACGGAACGAATTGGTGACTCCAGATTCTTTGCCAAAGAAAATGAGAACAATGTTGATCTATTTACGGCTTTTTACGATTTTGGCATGAATTTTACCCCATCGGACGGACAGCAGGAAGGCATAGGTAACACTAGCTTGGACGATTGGTTCTTCTATAACCCGAACTATGACCTTGATCCTGCTAACAGACCTCGGTGCTACGTGCATCAGGACTGCGGGAATCTTATTGAGAGCATGATTAATTACAACGCTGCTGGTAAAGCGGACGAAGCACTCAAGGACTTTTTTGACCTCATCCGTTATTTGCGAATGTCAAATGGCGGTATGGGTCCGGACTACTTTGCATCCTCCGATATGGGGATCACGAGAAAACAACAAGGAGGATACTAATGAAAATAAAATTAACTGAGTTCACCGAATATCATAATACTGATTTTGATGAAGCACTTCAAATCGCTCAAGAAAAACTACCCCCTGAATATATCAGCGGTACAGGAAAGAACACTTGGATTAGCCCAGAGGGGCAAGACATCCTGTGCGATGGTCTATTTATTAATGAAATAATACCTAAGCACTACAGAGGCAAGGTGCTATCAATCTGCCCGAACCCTAGGTTTAATATGGTTCACTTCGTAGAAATCGGAAAGAAAGTTCCAGTCCTCTTGCCTAACAGGTTGAAAGACAGATTCTTAGGTAAGATGATTTGCTTTGAGGCAATTGAATCAGAAACAGGAGTCAGCTACCGTTATGTCAAAGGTTGATAGAACAAAGATATTTTACGGAAGGAACCTTGAGACTGGAGAGGTTGAGGACGAGAACCTAACGCTGGATTACAAATGGAACCAGCAGAACAGGGATAGGCTAATAATGTGGGAGACTTTTAAGCGTCACGTAAAGCATGAGTCCAAAGTTCCCATGACAAACATAGAGTTATGTGATAAGATAGGCAGTTCCAGAACACATCTGGCGAGTATGCTTCAACTAATTAAAAATAGACTAAATGCAGAACAATAATATTTCAAAGGCCCTTACTTACGTTAGTGACGAGCCGGACATTCAAACTCTCCGATTTGCCTACGAGGAAACAGTAACTGAGCTAGAAGGTTATTTTGATTTATGTCGTACGAGTTACGATGACCGACGGAACTGGTGGCCGGGCAAGAGCCGCGATCACCGCAAGCACGGGTCGGACGCATTTCCTTGGGAAGGTGCAAGCGATAGCGAGTGCCATCTTATTGATGAACGCATTACTAAACTTGCATCGCTATTTATTTCTGCACTCAAACGAGCCAACGTCAGAGCGTTCCCCGTGGAGAGTGGAGACATTGCTCGCAGCAAACTGGTGTCGGGTTTCCTAAAGTGGATGATACGATCCGGATACATTCCCCGCTTTTACAGGGAGATGGAATTAGGTGCTAACTACCTACTCGAGCGTGGACTACTAGTCACTTATGTTGGATGGCACATGGAGGATCGATCCTTTGAGCAAGAGATTGATCTCCAGCAGATCGCACAAATATCTCCAGAAATATTTCAAGCCGTGGAGCGAGGTGAAAACGATGAAGAACTAGTCCTGCTTTTACAACAAGTTTTTGACGGCGTTACGGAAAAGCGAGCAAAGACCGCACTCAAGGATCTACGCAAAAAAGGAATCGCGAAACTGCCCGTCGTGCGTCGTCAAATTAATTGCCCGGAGGTAAAGACCTTAGCACCTGACGGTGATTTTGTCTTTCCTCCATATGTAACTGATCCGCAGCGCGCACCGTATTGCTTTTGGAAAACGTATTATACTCCACAAGAACTAGAATTAAAGGTAACAACCGACGGTTGGGATCAGGACTTCGTAGATATTATGATCGAAAGATACCGAGGGGTCAACATTGACAGCCTTGAGCGATACGAAGAAGGCCGTCGCAGCATGAGCCTAACCGATACTGCATACGAAGCTGATGAACTTATTGAAATTGTTTACGGATACCAGAGACTTATTAATGAAGAGGATGGTTCCGAAGGCATTTATTGCACAGTATTTCATAAGAACTTTGATGGAGATGACGGCACTGGGACTCCGGGATACGCAAAGTTTGAGCTACTCAATGGATACGAAGACTATCCAGTAGTAGTGACACGCTTGTCCGAGGACACTAAGCGTCTCTATGATGTATCCACCGTTCCCAGTATTCTTCGCGGTATTCAGAACCAAGTAAAAGTGGAGCGTGATTCGCGGATTGACCGCAATAGCCTAGCTACCCTGCCACCCATTTTGCACCCAGTAGGCCAAGCACCCAATGACTGGGGTCCAGGTCGAATGATTCCATATCGCCGCAAGGGTGACTTGGACTTCGCTCCTACCCCTGCGTATAACCAAGGTTCGCTTGAGATGGAACGTACGTTAATTACCCAAGCTGACAGAATGATTGGACTTGATCCAAGTGATCCGATGTCTCAATCCAGACAGCAGTTCATGGTTGATAAGTATCTTAGCCACGTATCCGAAGTGATTCGTATGGCATATAAGTGCTTCCAACGATTTGGACCTGACGAGGTCTTCTTCCAGGTAACTGGTATACCTGACCCTCAAGTAATGAACAAAGGGAATCCTAATGAAAACTTTGACATCATGATTAACTTTGATGTTCTTGACAGCGACCCAGAAACAGTAGAAAAGAAACTACAAGGGTTTGTTGCATTGAATCAACTCAATGTTAATAATCGAATGAATATTGATGGACTACTTGATATTGCAGCCGCCAGCATTGATCCAGTCATGGCTGACGCTGTTCTGCAACCTGCACAAGATGCTCAACAAGAAATGGTTAAGAATGTTACTGATGATCTCACAAAGATTTTTGCAGGTATTGAAATGCCAGCCCGTCCTACAGGCGCGCAGATTGCAATGCAAGTCCTCCAGCAGTACGCCCAACAGCCAGACATTCAACAGCGTCTACAGCAGGATGAAGCATTCCGAGGACGCATGGAGAAATACCAGGGTCAATATACCTTCCAGATGCAGCAAGCACAGAATGCACAGATTGGTCGAGTCGGCACAGCCCCTGCACAGATGGGCAGTGTTGACACTCAGAATATGTAGTATTATTTTATTAACTAATACTTACACTATGGCTGACAATCAAAGCACCCAACAACTCGCTGCACAACGAGTCCAGGAGCAACGCTCACAGAATTACTTTGACATGCTCGTCCTCAATGAGGGCAACAAACCCAAGGTTTACAAGGACACTAAGGGCAAGCGTACAATAGGCATTGGCTTCAATCTTGAAGAGCCTGCTAATCGCAAGTTTCTAAAGGAGCAAGGGATTAATATAAATGAATTGTTTGCCGGCAGGGAACTGACCGACAGAGAAACAAAAACCCTTTACAACTATAGTCTTACGCAGGCATTTAAGGATGCAAAGAAGTATGACCCTAACTTTGATAAAAGACCCGAAGCAGTTAAGATGACTCTCGTTGATATGTCCTTTAACCTAGGTTTAACTAAACTGAACAAGTTTGAAAAAATGAAGGCCGGCCTCATGAACAATGACTACAATGTAGCTGCCGATGAAATGATTGACAGTAAGTGGTACAAGCAAGTAAAGGACAGGGGTCCTAGAATGGTTCAAGTAATGCGTTCCGCAGCTAAATAATATGAATATCCAAGACGACATAAAGACACTGCATAACTACGAGGCTTTTGCTAGGTTCATGAAGATGGTACATGAACTCAGAGAAGAGGCTATCGAGGAACTGCACGAAGCCACTAGCGAAACTATTCAGCAGATATCAGGACGAATTATTACTTATGATCAGCTATTGCAGTTATCCAGCTGGCAGGAATTAAGTAATCGTCACCGCGAAAATTTCTAGGCTGAACAACAACTGTTCACCTGTGTTATATTAACGCATCGCAATCTCTCGGCGTAAATGAGTGGAAATTATGACAGATGAAATCACGACTGCCGACTCTGGGGCAGATCAAAAACCAGTGGACAATACTAATATATCCGTAACGGATTTTGCAAATCGCCGATTGGGGCAGCTAAATTCTCAGACAAATACTGAGGAAGAAGCAGAACCAGTTGTCGAAGAGGAAACGGAAGAGACACCCGAAGAGGTCATTGAGGAAACTCAAGAAGCCGAAGAAGGTGAACCAGAAGTTGAATCAGCATCCGAGGATGTTCTTTCACAGATTGATTTGGACAACGCGTCCGAAGAGGAATTACGGGAACTAGCTGATAAGTTAGGCAGTAAAGCTGTGGCTCGTTTTGGGGAACTTACCGCAAGACGAAAATCAGCAGAAGAAAAACTGGCTAAACTAGAGGCTTCGCTTCAACAGCGAGATCCCCTGGAGTCAACAAAGAAAATAGAGAATAACCCATTCGGGGATTTAGATTCTATCCAAGCCCTGCAAAGTAAGGCTGAAGAGATAGAGCAAATAGTCGATTGGGCTGAGGACCTTCTTTTTGAAGGTGCTGACTATGCGGCTGACGATGTCATTACTGAGATCGAAGGCAAAGAAATGACGAAAGCGGAAGTTCGTAAATCCCTACTACAGGCGCGTAAGGCTAAGAAGACCTTCATCCCGGATCAACTTTCTAAAATACAAGCCAAAGAACAGGCTGGAAATATGGAAGTTGCTTTTAAGAAAAGGGCTAAAGAAGAGCTATCATGGCTCGACGGCGAAGACAATGATATACGCAAACAATATGAAGCTACAGTGAACGATGCTCGTTTTCAAAAAATGAAAGAGATCGTATCAAGGGAAGCTCCAGATGTTGCGGGTCAATTGGATTACTGGTTTGCTCACGCAGCCAATAGTATCTATGGTCGTAAACCGCTAGCTGAAAGTAAGCCAAGCATGAAACTTACACCACCCAAGGGTGCGACAACAAGTAATGCAAACGCTGCTAAGTCCCCATCAAGAACTGCAAAGGCACTCAAGGATTTGCAAAGTCAATTCCAAAAATCGGGTAACGCTCGTGATTTTGCCGCACTTCGAAAACTACAAATGGCTTCACGCCTTTAACTCATTAAAAATAATCATTAAATAAAATGTCATTCTCAAATACATTCGATACTACAAACACAGGTTCGGGTGTCTCCAATCGCGAAGACTTGACTGATGTCTTGACTATCCTCGCTCCCGAAGAGACTCCTATCCTTTCGTCTGCTAACAAACAACGCGCATCCGCAACTAATGTTGAGTGGACTGTTGACAGCCTTTCGGCTCCACAGACTGCCGGCATCTCTGAAGGTGCTGACGTTACTGCATTCACTGACCAATTCGCTGGCCGCGCTCGTCTCGGCAACCGCGTCCAAAAGTTCCGTCGTGACTACATGGTATCCGATCTGCAAGAAGCAGTCGATTCCGTTGGTCCTGCTAAGATTGCCCAGGCTGAAGCCAAAGCTATCCGTGAACTCAAGCGCGACATCGAAGCTACTATCGCTGGTACTCAGGACTCAGCTACCGAAAACGGTGCTGGTGTTGCCAACGCCCTCCGTGGCCTAGGTGACTGGCTTGATTCTGCTGGTCCTGCTGACGTTCCTGCTGCATTCCGCACACCTGCGGATAGCATCTACACAACTGCTGAAGCAAATGCTTCTCCATTCAGCGAAAGCGACCTCAACAGCATCATCAGCTCTATCTTCCGCGTAACTGGTTCCGCAAACAATCTTATGCTTGTTGCTGACACTGGTCTTCGTCAAGTTATTGCTGACTTCGCTCGTGTGTCTGCTGGCGCAACTGAAAACATCCGTTCGGTGAACTACGACGGCAACAGCGGTAGCATCAAGCTATCTGTTGACCTCTATGAGTCCGACCACGGTGTTGTCTCCATTGTTAACCAAAATCCTGACTGCGCACCTAGCTTCGGCGGTAACACAGCTACTGGTTCTGGTTACATCGTAAACCCAGAATACTACGGTATTCACGAGCTTATCCCAATGGGATCAACTCGCCTTCCAAATCTTGGCGGCGGTGAGCGTGGATTCGTTGACTGTGCATTGACTCTCGGAGTGTACCATCCTGGCGCACACGGTGTCATCCAAGACGTAACCTAACCCTTAACTAAAGGAGATATAATAATATGTCACGTTTAACTGTAAATGAAGCTGGAACATCTGGCTACACAGATCAAATCACGCTAACCCCTAGCGACTTCACAACTGCCGCTGGAAATACAACCACACAGGTTCTTATTCCAGTCAAAGAAGGTGATGTCATCGAAGGTGCTGCACTTAACATTACTGAAGCGTTCAGCGTTTCTTCTAATGTAAAAGTTGGTATCGATGCAAACGCAGACTCAAGTGGTGCTGCAACAGAAGCATTCATTGCAAATGTAAATGCTAATGCTACAAGTATCAAAGTAGATACTGGCACAGATATCGATGATCGACCTACAAATGGCGATGAAAGAGTCAAGGTTATAGCTACTGGCGATGGTAACATCACTGTTATCTCTGCAAGCGCACTCGACGTAAGCACAAGTGGATCAATGACCCTCTTGCTTCGCATCCGTCGTTTAAGCTTCTAATTAAATACTGGTTGGGGGGCTTCGGCCCCCCGCCTTTTTTAATATGGATATCATTGTTCCTAATTTAAAGAAGTACTCCGATGGAGAGATTGATCGCGCCTTTATGAAGGAGATCACTAACGGCTTCAACCTCGAGAAGAAGACGGAGAAAGAACGGGTTGCTCAAGCAGCCAAAGAAGCCCAGGCACTAAAGGGGACAGTCCACCCAGTTCTTGGCAAACCAGTTGCAACTATTCCTCACCGGGAATACTTCCGACTAGTCCAGAAGTACGGTCAAGAGACTGTGCATTCTAAAGAATTTTTAAAGTACTACAATAAGAAGTTCCCAGAACTTACTCCAAACAAAATCTAATGCAGACCAGAACGTACGGTGATCTTTTTAAGTTAATCCAATCCCTAGCTGGTGTTGGATCATTTGCTCCTACAGAAGCGGATGATATTGCTAATTTGATTAACCGTCGATTTCTACAAGCATTTAACGAGAGTCCAATCTGGCCTCGATACTTTGTGTCCTCCGAGAAGAGGGATATACTGTCATTGCAATTATCTGGGGCGACAGCCAGCACTAGCACTACAGTGAACCAGAATTACAAGCTACTAGGTGCTAATACAACTGGTGGCTTAAATGTTTATCAAGGTGCGACTACTAATACTGTAATCATCTATAACACCGGAACTGCCTGGCGAGTGGACACTGCCGCATCAGCTACGGAGCAAGCGTCAGGAACCTTTACTGTTTCAGCAGGGACTCAACAATTCATTGAGGCTGATGTAAACAAGAAGGACAATATTACAGAGGTAGTAACCTTTACTCCACGGGCAGGAACTGATTCCTTGTTAGTTGAGGGTAAGAACTTCATACCCTATGCCCAGACAGGAAGAACCACTATTGGTTCATTCAATCGTATTTTTAGGAAGCAAGCCTTCTTAAATAACTCAGCACATGAATACGAGTTCTTTGTGGATTTTACTGGAGCCAATATACTCAATGTTGTATCCACAACTGACAATTCGGCTTTCATTACTTACAAGCAGCAGTTTACCCCATTTACTGTATCAGGTAGCCTTGTATCGGATTACACTGATAGCACTGTTGAAGTCCCCGCCGAGTTCTTTGCTTATATTGCTCACGCAACCTATGCTGACTTCCTTCGTATGGACGGCCAGACTGACAAGGCATTTGCTGAAGAAAACACAGCGTCCATTGCCCTGGCACTTGAGCTTGAAAAGGTTGATATAATTTCTAATAACAATACCGTGAACAAGCGGTTCTCCACTTATGTAAATCGGCAATCCCGATAGTAACCCCCCGTGATATAATAATAAATTATGGCAAGTTCAAGAAATAACGCACTGGAGTTTAGCTCCGCAGGTTCCATCATTCTCAGCGGGGCTTCAACGTCAAGCGGTAGATTTGGTGCTATTCAATTCCTAAAGGAATCCACTCTTAGCGGAACACTAACTGCTACCAATGTTTCTGGTTCAGCTAGTTTGCTGACAACATTTGTTGCTGGAACAATTATCTATGGCAACTTTACTACTGTTCAAATAAGCAGTGGTCTAGTAGCACTACACAGGGTCTAGTATGCGCATTAGCCTTGATTCAGCACTGGGTCGCCCGCGCTTGCTGAACGTAGGGGGCGATAATGCCCTAGAGATTGCTCCTAACGCTGCGGCGGCATACAGCCTCCGTAGTTTAACTAGTGGCGATCCTACCGTTGTGCGTGTTCGCAGAGATACGGGTGGTGGCGCAGGAGATAATGATGAGCAAGATTTCACTGCGTCAGATATATCTTCAGGTGCTTTAGTTAGCTTTGTTGGTTCAGGAAATGACGGCTTTGTAGAGACTTGGTATGACCAGTCAGGTAACAGTAGGGATTTGATACAAGCTACTGCCTCAAACCAACCCCAGATAGTAGATGCTGGTTCTTTGTTGAATGAGCTAACATTTAATGCGGTATCGGTTCATCTTATGACCGCAGCAAACTTTGATGTATTCGGAGCTAATTCCTTATCTTTCTTTGCGGTAATAAATCCTAGTAGTTTTTCTGGCAATCCTCGTTACTTAAGCACTAGGAGTGGAACTCCAGGTGTTGAATTTATATTAAAGAATAACCCAAAATTGTATTACAGGGATTCTTCGGGTAATGGCACGGGGGGTGCTTTTGAAAGTGCAAGTATTGCTAGAGACACTGACAATCTTTATACAAGTATTGTTGATAGAGATACTGACCACACTGTTAAGCCATTTAAGAATGGTTCTGGGGTAACTATTAGTAGCCCGCCTAATTTAACAAGTGTTGGCTCAATAAATTCGGCAAAACTTAGCGTTGGTGCTGATAATACTGGAGGTAATCGTTATAGAGGAAAGACGAAAGAACTTATTATCTACGCATCTAATCAAGAGGCAAAACGCACAGCCCTTGAAACTAACATTAACGATTATTACTCAATATTCTAATGCTTTATTTAATATACGCAAGCAAGGAAGCCGCCATTGAGCGAGCCGACGAAGAAGGTAAGGAGATTGGTTTTGATTACTGGGTCAAGGACAATGGTATAGGCACACGCTGGCTCACCTACCCAGACGAAACTGCTGACCATATGTGGGCATTGGACGTAACTGACTACGACCTGGACGAGTCCGAGAAGTCATCAACGGTTGATCACTACACACCTCTACCTGACCCTGACGAAGACTAAATGCTATGGAAGACATTATCTACAGATCAACAATTGGAACAGGAGGATTTATCGCTACTATTGAATTAGCCCCCATTAACGAACTACTTGGTTTCTGCGTAGGTCTAGCAACCTTCATCTATATGACGGCCTCTGCGGTCAAGATAATCAAAGAACTCAAAAATAAAAAATGACACCAGAACTTATAGCAATGCTCGGAGGAGGAATCAGCGGCTTCGTAATGAAGCTGATTGGCACGCAGATGGAGAGCCAGGCTCGCCAGTTTGAGCGTATGATTATGTCCCAGCAAGCAGCGGATACATCTGCTGATGCAGCGGCAAAACGTGATGGTGGTGTATTGGTTCGTAGGTTCCTTGTTGCATCCACCGTCTTTGCCATTGTAATAGCCCCATTCGTCTTTGCGTGGACTGACGTAGGGGTAACCATAGGTAGAGAGACAAACGGCTTTCTAGGGCTATTCAAGAGCCTTAAATGGGACACTGTGCAGGGCTTTGTTATTTTACCAGAAATTAGGCAAACTGCCTTAGCCATCGTAGGGTTCTACTTTGGTTCATCTCAAATCAAATAAATATTATGCCACAAGGAAAAGGAACATACGGAAGTAAAGTAGGTCGCCCATCCAAAGCTGTTAAAGCCAAAGGAATGAAGGGAACGGGTAAACGAAAGAAGTGCAAGTAATGCACCGCAAGATACTAGAGGTAGCTACTAAGCTAGAACAAGCATCCAAGGCTCACGCTGGACAAGCAAAAGTCTTGCGTAAGATCGTGGATGCTAAGATGTCTAAACAAAGAAAACTGGTTAAGTAATGCCTAAGAAAGCAAAGAGTGGAGGTAAGATATGCCCAGCGGGTAAAGCCTGGGCTAGACGTACGTTTGACACGTATCCATCCGCTTATGCTAATATGGCTGCATCCAAGTATTGCAAAGACCCTAACTACGCCAAGAAATCTAAGAGTGCCAAACGTAAAAGAAAATAATGGGCCAGCTAGAACAATGGAGAAAGCAGAACTGGGTAAGGATTGGAACTGATGGAGCAATCAAAGGACCTTGCGGAACGTCGAAGGATAAGAAAAACCCTGACCGTTGCCTCCCTAAAAGAAAGGCTCTTAGCCTTACGAAAGCTGAGAGAGCAAGCACTGCTAGAAAGAAGAAAGCAGCAGGAGCCAGAGGAAAAACCGTAGTAGCAAATACACCTAAAGCAAAGGTCAGAAGTTAATGAGGAAGGAACACAAAAGTAAAAAGGGAGGACTCACAGCGGCTGGCCGTGCCTACTTCAAGCGCAAGACGGGTGCTAACCTCAAGGCTCCGGTCACGGAATCCAAGCCGAAGGGTAAGAAGCTAGCAAGAAAGAAATCATTTTGTGCCAGAATGTCTGGCGTTAAGGGTCCAATGAAGGACAAAAAAGGAAGACCAACACGGAAGGCACTAGCCTTGAAGCGTTGGAAATGTTAATAATTAAATAATCAATACAATGAGAAAACAAACATTCCGTCGCGGTACAGCGGCATATAACCTGGCAAAGGCTCAAGGCCGTTTGCCTTCACAAATAAAAGCAAAGAAAAAAGCTGCTGAGGCTGCTTTAGAGAAAAAGACCGCCCCCAAGCCAAAAGGTTCTGCGGCTGCTTTAGAGAAAAAGACCGCCCCCAAGCCAAAAGGTTCTGCGGCAAAATCAAAGCCATCGAGCGGTGGCAGTCGTATGGGTACGGGCAAGTTAGCCGCTCGTAACAAGCTAAATGAAACAAAATCAAAGCCATCGAGCGGTGGCAGTCGTATGGGTATGGGAAAGCTAGCTGCTCGTAACAAGCTAAATGAAACAAAACCAAAGACATCGGGTAGCGGTAGCCGTATGGGTAAGGGCAAGCTAGCTGCTCGTAATAAGCTAAATGAACCAAAGCCAAAGCCAGCCAGAAAAGGTAGACGACGTTAATCAATGCCCGAATACCGCACATACGCTAACCTAGATGACCGCATTGCCAAGGATGGAGATGTTGGTTTTATTGGTTTCAATAATAGGATGCGACCCGATCAGTTGCCGCCAAGCCTGCTTGCTGATGCACAGAATCTTAGGACTGACCGCAGGGGCGAGGCGCAGGTGCGAAAGGGAATTGACTTAATTGTTAGCCCACTGTCCACGGGTGCGTCCGCGCTTACACTTCCGTTTTTCTTAGTTGCTGATGATACTTCGGTAACGGCTACACAGACTGGTGGTGCTGTGGTTCTAACGAATGTTACTGCTACAAATTTTCCAAGCACTGGAACAGTTAATGTGTCAGGCGTATCCGGGCTTACTCCTGCTGTTAATGGTGACCGTGCATTTACAAAGAATAGTAGCACACAGATTACAATAGCTGACCAAACATACAGCGGAACGGCCAGCGGAACTGCAACGGTTAAGTTCGGTATACTAAATGATGGTGCTGTTAATGCCATTTATGGCTCCTGTTCTTTCTCGGATCCAAATGCATCAGCCAGTCAATACATTATATTTGCGTCGAACTCAAAAGGGGTTGCTGTAAATATAGCTACTGGAGCAACTACGGATCTTGCTTATCCGACTGGAGTGACTGTATCAGCTACAGCATCCATGCTTCAAGCATTTAACAAAGTATTTATATTTCGTGATGGCCAGACGGCACTCGAGTGGGACGGCTCATTTGGCGGCACGCCAGCCTTTACAAAGGTGTCCAGCGGTACTTATACTCAACCAATACCCCTTTCACTTACTGACATTGATTACGCTAGTGGCATAGCAACAGCCACAGCTAGCACTGCGGCGGTGGCTACTTTATTGGTAGGAGATACTTTAACCTTTACTGGCGCGGGTAGTTCTACTTATGAAGTGGGTGATACTATTGTTGTTCAATCAATACCGAGTACAACGACTTTTACTTTTATTACAGATAAGGCTGATGATACAAATAAAAACGGAACTGTGCAAAAACGAGTATCGGTTGGTCTTGGATTTAGTCATATGCCAGCTCCCCCATATGCCGCATACCACCAACGTCGGCTAGTCATGCCATTTAAATTTAGTGTTGATGCGTCAACGGATTCATTTACCGCTCGAGGAATACTCGATGAAGTTATAGCCTCCGACATCCTGGACACTGACACCTATGACCAGATATATGCTCAGTACAGGTTCAATGCTGGTGAAGCTGACTTTAACGTAGGACTGCATTCCTTTTCCGAGGACAACCTAATGGTGTTCAACCGTAATAGTATTCACTTAATTACTAATACAACGTCCCTACAAGCAGCTAGCACTAGACTTTTAACTAACGAAGTGGGATGCGTAGCCCGTCAATCAATTACACAGGTCGGTAATCAGGTTATCTTTTTGTCCGACAATGGTGTTTACAGCACTCAGTTCTTTGATGAGTACAACCTTCGTGGTACTGAGACTCCATTGAGTGAGCCAATCAACGTAACTATTCAAAGAATTAACCAGGCGCATTGGGACAAGTCCGTAGGCGTTTACTTTGATAACAGATACTTCTTAGCCGTTCCTCTGGACAATTCTACCAAAAACAACGCTATAATAATTTACAACTTTCTTAACAAGCAGTGGGAAAGTATTGACCAAGTCAATGACGCGGACTTCCACGTATCCAACCTACTAGTTGTGGGTGAAGGCGATGCCCGTGGAGTATATGCAGTCAATGACCTTGGCGGTGTCCAGAAACTAGACGAACGGGTTGACGGAGTGGACCGAGTAATTACACAAATTGGAGGGTCAGAAAAAAATATTAATGTCCCAGGTTCTTTGACCACTCGGCAATACACACTTGGTAATCTAGAAAGAAAGAACTGGAAGCAATTTGAAATGCACATTGAATCCGGAGCATCTACGGTTTCTAACTGTGATATATCTGCTGAGACAGAGAACCCGGATTTTAATGTTACTTTAGGCAAACTCAGTGACTTTGTGGGATCAACTTTATCTGAGGCCGAGGATGTGTCCATCCGTGGTAGAATAGGTAACCGTAGAGGTTACGGAATCCAATTTACAATTAATAATACACTCGGAAGACCAAAGATTAGGGCTGTTGAAGCTGACGGTTCCATATCCTTCCGTTCAACTAATAAAGCAGAATAATGGCAATTTTATCAAAAGGAACAGATTTTTCAACTGGCGATCAGGTCACGGCAGCTAACCTCAATGCCTTGGTTGATAGTGCAACATTTGCGACAGGAGCCGTGGATGACAGCACCACAGCCTTGGACAGTTCTACTCCAAAGAAAATTATTGTAAAGAATGAAGGAATAGGCACTACCCAACTGGCTGACGATGCGGTGACCGCAGTAAAAATAGCAGCAGGTGCTTTAACAGATGTGGTCTATCCGATTGGTTCTATATTTACTACGGTAACAAATTATGCGGACTCAGCGGCTGTTGTAACTGCCATTGGTGGCACAACTTGGACTGCATTTGGTGCTGGGCGAGTGCTTGTAGGTTTGGATGCAGCCGATACAGATTTTGATACAGCAGAGGAAACTGGTGGTGCTAAGACTCACACGTTGACTACTGGTGAAATTCCAGCCCACACGCACAATAGCAATGTAAGAGTTGAAGACCCATCAAATGTTTTAGTTGACACTAGCCTACAGATTTCAGTCGCAAGCGGACAGATACTGGATGAGGAAAATAATACCGGAACAGCTTCCACAACAACGGCATCGACTGGAGGAGGCTCCGCTCACAACAATCTCCAACCATACATCGTCGTCTATATGTGGAAACGCACAGCCTAATGAACCCTCTCCTGCAATCAGTTCAAATAGCATTACAAAATGCTGAACAGAAAGAAGCCATTGACTTTATAAATAAGGTCGTGGACTTTTGTATTGAACACGAGAACGGGAAGGTCTTAGCCGGATGGCCAGAGGATCGAATGCAGGTACTCATTGCCTATCATTTAGCCAAGCATACCTTCCTGTGCGAGCAGGACGAAGAGGGTAATATACAGGGTGTATTTATGTGGTATAATTGCAACGAGGACGATGGCTGGACTTTTGTTCAGAACTGGGAGGCCGATGACCCGGACGGTGACGCAATCTTCCTAGCCTTTTTATTCGCGGACAGCACCGACACTTTCAAACGACTTACACAGAATTTTATTATCAAATGCCCTGAGGTTATGCAGAAGAAACTATTGGGCATAAGATACAGGAATCAAAAACCCACAAAGGTGGAGTACACGCCTAAACTATTTAACAGAATACTAAGCATATAATATTATGGGAGGAAAAGGAAGCACACCAGCAGCACCACCGCCAATTGACCCAGGTCAGTCATCGGGAGAATACTTATTTGGGGAGAGCTTTGGCTCGGCTCAGGGCATCACGGACCCTCAATTGCAGGAGCGATTGATTGGTGCAGAGCGTACCTATCGCCCGCAATACACCGCACTGGAGCTTGCCGACATCGGAACAATGGCTCGTGGTATTGAGGGTGGTGCGGCTAACCCCGCATACCAAAGACTCGAGGCAGAGCTTGCTGGACTTCGTGCTGGTCAAGAGACTGGCACTTCACGTTCTCAAGAAGACCTAGAAAATGCTGCTAATACTCTGTATCCCGACAGAGAGGCTAGCGGATTTAGGAGTAGTTCTTCCAACAAAGCTTTTAACGAATCCCAGGCGGCAAAACGTGACGCTTATCTATTAGCTGCTGGAGATCCGGGTCAGGATCGTGCGGCACGTATTGAACAGATTGAAGCGCAGATGCAGGGGATGTCACCAACCCTTGAGAAAACTTCAGGTCTGTTTGACCTTCTTGAAGAGCAGTCAAGTCGTGCAGGTGCATTACAACGTGAGCAGTTACAATTACAGCGTGAGTCCGACGTAGGTGCATTACAGGAGTTCGCACCTCAAGTAGTTGAGGCTTACCGTGCCGCTGATCCTGCTAGCACAGCAATAGCAGAACGCATGTCCCGTCGAGCTTTGGGTCAACTGACTCCAGAAGAGGAACGCAACATACAACAAAGGTCCAGGCAAGCAAGTCTATCGAGGGGTCGCATCGGTGACTCATCGTCCATTGCGGCAGAGGCACTTGGTCGTTCGGACTACACCTCTCAGTTCGCACAGCCAGCCTTCGCAATGAACCGTCAGCTAGCAGGTGACGTAGGTATGACTCTCTTAGGTCGTCCTTCGGCTGCCGTTGGTCTAGGTGGATCAATGCTTGGACAAGCACAGCAAGGTGCAGCGGGTCAAATGGGACCTCAGTTATTCGATCCTAACATGGGTATTAATATGGCCTTGCAACAACGTGGACAGGACATTAGTTATCAAGGTGCAATGGCTCAGGCTAATGCCTCTAAGAGTTCTGGTCTTTTCGGAGCAGCAGGTAGCATCCTCGGCGGCATGGCGACTAGCGGAACTGGATTCTTTTGCTGGGTAGCCCGTGAGGTCTACGGCATTGAGAATCCTAAGTGGCTAGAGTTCCGCGAATGGATGCTGAACGATGCACCAAGCTGGCTCCGTAATCTATACATAAAGTATGGCGAGCGAATCGCTAAGTTCATATCCAACAAGCCTCGCGTAAAATCAATCATCCGCAAGTGGATGAATACAAAAATTAAATAGTATGGCATTTCAAGCAGGATCAACAATTCGACCAGAACTGGGTAACGCGGACTACAGTGGCTTTGCAAGAGCCGCAGAGATACAGGCTAACACACTAGCCCAGCTAGGTGCTACCATTGGCGGAGCTATCCAAGTTGCTGGAGAAAAGAAAAAAGAAAAGGCTCTGAGCAAACAGGCTCAAGAGATGGTATTTGGCTTCCTTAAATCAAATCCTGCTCAGGCTAATTTCTTTGGTCTTCCAGAGGATTTTGAGATGAGTGACGTAAAACCTGTTGTTGATGTTCTGGGAGCTAAGCCTAGCATATCACTGATGATGCAACTCAAGATGGCTAGTATGAAAGCGGGTCAAACCAAACGTCCTACCATAGGTGACATAACCAAGCTAAGGGAGTTCCTTCCGGGCGATAAGGTAATTGAAGACGGACGGATTGTTGATACAACTTTTAGGAATGAAGTTCTGCCAGTAAGCGACCCCTTGGTTCAACAGTTATTACAAACTGACGTAGGCCAGTCCCAGCTATACGGATACGCTCCGGTAGAATTAATAAGCACAGATACAGAAGACGAAGAAGCAGAATAGAACTAATATACCTATGGCCACTTCTACATTCAGAGATCCAGGAACTGGCAGGACATTTAGTTTTAAACATGATTCTAAGTTAAATCCTGAACAGCTACAAGCGTTAGCCCAAGACAAATTGTCTGAGGGTCTAAAGCGGGAGGGCAATATTGTCACCCGTAACCTAGCCATCGGCGTTGATACAATTGAACAGAATGTTTTTGGATCAGCTCTAGAAGGTATTGGTAAAACATTTGACCTCAAAACGCTCGAGGAGCTAGGTGCTAGCGTTATAGAGGAGCAAGAAAGCCAGATGGAAGACCGTCGTAGGTTTGCTCCTAGGTCAGAGGGCTTTGTTCCATACGTCACGGAAATGGCTGCTCAATCCGCTCCTATCAGTGGAGTTGGTCTAGCTGGTGGATATGCTGGTTTTAAGGGTGGTGCAGCCCTTGGAACCGTTTTAGGAGGGCCACCAGGCACAGTAATAGGTGGTGCTGTTGGTGGGTTCTTGGGAGCCGCAGGTGCGATGCTACCCTTCTTCTACGGAGGAAACAGAGAGCGTCAGAAGGAAGCTATTGAGCGTGGCTATCGTACTGAGGTGGACGAAGGAGCCGCTCTATTGACTGCTATCCCACAATCCGCACTGGATGGTATTCTCAATGCGTTCGTTGTTTCCAAGGTTGGTAGGGCGTTTGTCCCAGCGGCCATTCAAAAGGGTGGCGGTATATTTACTCGAGTCTCCAAAGGAACCGCAAAGGGTGTGCTTACTGAGACTCCTACTGAGCTAGGGCAACAAGTCCTTGAGCGTTATCAGGCCGGGCTTCCTATGGACACGCCAGAAGCTATTGAGGAATACAAGGCTGCCGCCGCTGGTGGTGCTATCCTTGGTGGTATCCTAGGTGGTGGTTCCAAAGCTATCTCCAGAAGT